AGTCTGGTTATCCAGACCTTATTGGGGACGAACGGCGATCGGATTTTGTCCGAGTAGTCGGGAATCGAATCTATTTATAGCAATGCTATAAAATAGGATTGACAACCCTAAACCTTTATTTATTTAACTATGTTAAACAAAGAAAGTAAACGCCCTAAGGGCGTTTCCGGTGGTAAGGTTAAAATCGTAAAGCAAGGACCTCCACACACAAAGTGGGAGTTTAAGCCTAAGTTAGAGAATGAGGCAGTAGTGCTTCACTCTTTGCTTAGCATCTATGACATTCCCTATTATAGGGAAATAGTAGATGATGTCCGGGATCTGATCACCCAATTAGTAAGGAACCATGGCTTTCGCGATGGTTCGGAGCGGTATAAAATTATAAAAGATTATACTGTTTCACTAATTGAAGGACGGAACCCTGATAACCCTGGGTGGCTAGCCACTTCCAGAGTGCACAGAATTCCATCTAAGTTGGGAGAAAATTTTATCCAACTTATAGCTGATTACCTGACTTTACAAGAGCCTTCTATAAGGCCCAAATATTATCAGGCAATCAATACCATTTTGAACATCGTTCGGATGGTAGATGGTCTTGTCGACGCTGATTTAAAATCAGTAACCGATAAGGCCAAGCCAATTGATCAGAAACTTCTTGATGAATTCTCTGACTATGTCAAAGGTTCATTGGAAAACATTAAACCTATTGATAATAATATCAATCTGTTTAATGTCCGCTTCAACTTAAAGAAGAAGGGGCCAAATGGGCAACCCAAAATTGAGTCGTCCATCCAAGAAGCAGTTGCTTTATTAAACAGCAAACTCGCACGACCTTTCAAAGTAATTTGTCAGGAATTAAAGTGCGAATACCTGTACGAGTATTTAACCCACCTTACTAGTAAAACTAGTAATTCGGTTGAAAACTCAGATGATAAGATACAGTCGAACACAGGTCCTACTACAAAACTAAGAGTTTTAGTAGGCATACCAGATTCTGGTTTTAAAACCAGACTGGTAGCAATCGTCGATTTCTGGTCACAACTTATACTTGAACCCGTAAGGGCTAGAGTACAGGAAGTGATAGAAATAAAGTTCGGTAAAACGGACTTTAGGAAGAACCAAGATCTTGGTGTAACTAAGATGGTGGAATTCCAAAAACGATGCCTACAAAACGATGTCATAATGTTAAAAGGTGAATCCATCAAATTAGATGTGAAACATCTTAAATGTTATGATATCAGTGCTTGGACTGATAGATTTCATCGCGATCTTCAGAAGATCGTTATGAAACACCTATTCAGCCCAAGAATGTCAGAAGCATGGGCACAATTAGTTGTGCACTGCGAATGGTACCATCCAAAATCCCGAAGTACTATAAAGTACGGACAGGGTCAAGGAATGGGTACGAACGGAAGTTTCGATATTGCTACACTTACCGATCATCTATGTATCAATTTCGTGATAGATAGATTTACTAGTTATTCGGGATATTTCCCAAATAACGAGTGTTACGGTAAGGTCGGCGATGATCTATGGATTTATGATCCAGAAAACCATATCCGAAAGTTTTATGAAGATATAAATCTTCCTATTAACTTTAGTAAATCGAAAGAGTTTGTCGGACAGGACTCAATTGTTGAGTTCTGTGCTAGAACTTTCCTGAACTCTGAAGACGTCTCTAGGATTTCTCCTAAGATAATCTCCAGAAGTAAGGACTTCCGTTACATTCCAACACTACTTGGTCTTTGTAGTAGTCGCGGTATCCAACTGGATGCCACGTCCTTCCGTACCCTTAACAATATTGTTAAAGGCTCGGATCTAACCTACCTCGATAAACTCCAAGACTGGATTGTTGGTATGTTACTGATTGGACAGTATGAAGAATCTCCATACTTCCGATCAATAACAGAACAATATCTGGAATTAGGGAATTGGTTAACTGAGTCATCCATCGTAAGACGGATGATTCAGGATACCAAACTTCTTTGTCGGATTATGATTGCACATTCTATATGTGAAATCACGGCCAACTTAGAAGCCTTCGAGGATCTACTGTTTGAAACAGTTGATGTTATGGATCAGTATGGTGACGAGATAACTCGTTTAACCAATTCTGATACGAATTTATTCGATATCAGTACTGATATGCATAAATATCTTCTCGATACTATGAAAGTCGAGTACGTTACTCCAAAGCAAATTATTGTTCTGGGTAGGTACGTAGACCAACGTAATAACGTCCAAGGTAGCTTACAAGAAGCTAACGAAGAAGTAGAGTTTGCCGATGACATTAATGCCATCGTAAACTATGCTAGAAGACTAGCTAAGATTGCTCATTCATCATGTTATGATGAGGGGAACATTAACTATAATACTGACCGAGTAATCGGTACTCAGTACAAAATAGTTAAGACTCTTAGCTATATGGAACAGGACTATACAGTCCTTAAGTTCCTAACTGGTTCGCAACTCCGAAAAATATGGCAAAATCTTCCATACGACGAAATTGCTTCGAAATGGGAAGGATACTGTCCAATACTGGAAGTAATCTAACCACCTCTGTTAAACAGCTGTGATTGGTGTAAATATAAATTTACATCACCGCTGTTGTTTTAAACAGTCGGGTCGGTTTTAACCCAATGGTGTGCCTAGCACACCTCCCCAACAATTCCTA